ATTGGCAAGCACTAATGTCTGTCTTATCTGATAAATAGCTTCCAATGCTTCAGTTTTTGTCATTGTCTCGCCTCCTGGAGGAGCGAAGCGGAAACCCCCGTCTTGAGACGGGGAGCTTCAGCACTTTTCCTCTTGACAAATGTATTTAATGTGCTTATTATATGAACATGAAGCTTGTAAGAACCGTAAAACTTAAACTTAATATCCCGGTAGAAAGCATCAAACCAACGTTGGACGCCTACACAAAGGCTTTTAATTTTGTTTGCCAAGTAGGATGGAATGACAGCGATTCTAATGGGGTTTCTCTGCACAATAAAACCTATCTTAAAACAAGAGAATATCTTCCGTCCCAACTTGCCGTATCTGCCAGGATGAAAGCTACTGAAGCCATAAAGGCTATTAAGATAAGATTGAAAAAGAAATTGAAGGCCACTTGCCCGCAAGCCAAACAAGCCTCTATCCGTTTTGATGCCAGAAGTTACAACGTCTGGTTTGACAGAAGCGAACTTTCCCTTCTTACCATTTCCGGAAGGGTGAAGATTCCTGTTTCCGTTCCTGAATATTTTCAACAATATCTTACATGGAAACGATGTTCCGCTGACCTGTTTATCAGAAAGAATAAAGTTTTTCTGAATATAGTTTTCAGTAAGGAGGTTTCCGATCCGGAACTCTCCGGCAATGTTGTCGGCGTTGACAGGGGGATTAAGAAGATTGCCGTTACCTCTGAAAATCAATTCTTTGGCGGCGGTCAAGTTAAAAGAGTTTCCAGGCGTTACGAAAAGATTAGAAGTGTTTTGCAATCTTGTGGCAGCAAATCGGCTAAAAGACACCTTCAAAAAATATCTAAGAAGGAGAACCGCTTCAGAACCGATACTAACCACGTGATAACAAAACAAATTGTAGAATCTCTTGATAACGGAACGGTAATTGCCCTTGAGAAATTGTCTGGGATCAGGCAAACTGTAAGGCTTCGTAAAAAGCAACGTAAAGAGTTGCATAAATGGAACTTCTTCCAATTTGAGCAATTCCTTGCTTACAAGGCTGAGGCCAGAGGGATGAAGGTCGAGTATGTTGATGCTCGTTATACCAGCCAGAAATGTTCCGCTTGCGGCTACATCTCCCGTTCCAACCGTCAATCTCAAACTATCTTTAAATGTAAACATTGTGGTTTCTTTCTCAATGCTGATTTAAACGCAAGCCGGAATATCCGGCAAAATTACTTGGACGCTACATGCTATCCAGGTAGGGTTTTGGTCAATAAACCTATCGCAGGGAGTCGGCTTCAGCCGACTTACTTGCAAACTATCGGCTTATAGCCGATTAGTAATTGATGGGTGATAAATCCTTTATTAGTATCTGTTTTTTCACTTAATTTAATGTATGCCACCATTCCCGCCTTTCTTTCTCATCACTATCCTGGTAGATGTTTTTTCCAAACCCAATATATTTCGAGCATCCGCTATCGCTGTTCCATTATTTACAAGTGAAGCTTCCATTTGATATCGCATTCTCATTGCCTCCAACTGATGAGTATCAACATTATTCACTCCGTATTTCATAAAAGGCGTTAATTCCTTTTTGATTGCCGACCATTCAAGTATCTCTCGAAGCCGATCTCCAGCAGTACATTCCATATTTTTACCAATAAAAAGTTTTTTCTCAATTTCAATTTGCAATAATTCTTGTTTTAAAAAATCAGCTTCCTCCAAAATATCCCGTTTCAATATCTCAATTTCTATCTTATTCTTACGATATTCATAAGACAGCATGACCAATTCTTGGAACATGACATTTTGTTCTCTGACTGCCTGCCAATATTTCGAATCTGGAGTTGGATGTTTAATGTCATTTAAAACCGACACTTCCATTTCCGTTCTGGTACGAAATATCTGCGCTGTTTTCCAAGTATGAGAAAGTTCTTCTTTAAAGTCTATAAGTTTTTGGTAATCGGCATCTGCAAAAATTAAAGAGCCCTTAATTATTTCTAAGGCGTCTATTGTTGCATTTAATTTTTTTTTCATTTTTTTACTTTCACAGTATAGTTTGTTAAATTATATCCTCACAAAATCAATTTGAATCGCCAGTTGTGTTACGGCGTCTGCTGTGCTTACAATCATAATCTCAAGTTTATCCCCAACAGCAAAATTTTCATTCTGAACAGCGCCGCCATCCATCCATTCATCGGCGCTTGTCAAAGAAAGTGCGGAAGCAAGCAGGTTGAGATTTCCATTTTTCCTTGCGTTCACAGTAGCTCCTGTGCCGCCAACCCTATATCCCTTCACATATTTTACAACACAGGCAAAGGAAGTTCTCCACACAATGATATTTAAAGTCGCATTCGCTATCCCATCAGCTTTATACAGAGTGCCGCCTCTTGAGAAGTTCGGAGAACCCACAAACCTGTTTACTGTTCCATCTCCTATAAACAAATCATGCGTATCTGTACACCAACCAGGCTCGCCCGCAGCAAGAGTTGGCAACGAAGTTTTTACTCCACGCTTAATTTTCAAGGTATTCGGCATTTATTTTCCCTACTTTTTTGCTTAACTTTCATTTTCTTTTCTTTTTTCTGTCTTAACATTCCGGCTTCTTTCCTGAGTTCATCCCTTTCAAGAACTACCCCGTGAAGTTTGTCTTCAAGAGAAACAGTGTATTCATGTTTTGCGGTTTGAAATTCTAAAAGTTTTGTTTCCAAACCCTTCACATGAACTTGCAAATTAGAAATAGTCTTTTCATGTTGAACTTTTAATTCATTGATAGTTTGTTCAATAGACATTTTCTGGGATTGGAATTCCAATGATTGCTCTTCAAGACCGGCAATTTTTTTCTTTTGAAAATCGAGAATTCTTGCCTGAAGCTTATTTTCTACTACTTTCTCGCCTATTAGCAAGACAAGGTCATCAATGGTAAAACTTATTGAAGTTTCATTTTGTTTCTTACCAGAAGTCTTTACATTTTCAAACATTACAATCTCCTATCAAGCGTTAAAATGTGCCTCCATCTATTACGCTTGAAGAATTTAATAATGTATTTACGCCCGCGCCGTGGATTCCGGTTTCTGCCGCATTATGATCAAAAGCCCAATCAGAATTAGGAGCTTTATTTGTTTCACCATTCGTTGGTGCCGCCTCAAGATATGTGGCTGCAAAGTCAATAAACTCAAGAGCAGTTGCTCCAGCATTTACCCTTACGGCTTTCGAGCCTGCGTTCGTATAGTCCGCAGGGGTATCAGTCAGTTCGATAAATGTTGTACTTCCACTAGAACCTGCAAACTGAGAAAACGCCAGGGCAGTAGTGTCAACAGTAATCGGATCATCGGTTGTCAGGACAAATCCTTTATCCCCATTAGCAGTTCCCTTCTCAGCAAAGGTAAACATTCCCGCTGTTACCTCTGCAGCCTGGTCTGCATCCATCGCTCTTGTTAAAACTGCCGCCACATTTGCCGTGCCTTCGGTGGTAACCTTATAAATACCATTGTCTGCACCTGTTACCTGATTTTTAACGAGAACACGGTCATTTAGAACTGTAGCAACTTCATCAACTGTCAAAGCACCAACAGCGCTCATAGTGAGGGTTTTTCCCACCTCTGAACCACCGGCTGTGCAGGCAGGTAGTGCAGCAGCAGTGGCTAGCTTTACAGATGCCTTGACATCAAGCCCCGTGGCCACTGAGTCAACATAGGATTTTGTGGCAGCGTGTAGAGCCGCTGTTGGATTGGCATGAAGAGACAGGAAGTTTGTCAGAGAACCGCCAGACAGTTTCAGAAAATCGGCTTCACCAACAAGTTTGTTGGCTCCTCCTTGTCCAATATAAAGTTTAAAATTATCTGTGCACCAACCAGGCTCACCATCTGTAAGCGCAGGTAACAACGAATAAACGCCTCTTTTTAATTTAATTGTACCAGCCATTTTTTCTTGTCTCTTTTTTTATTTGTTTGTTTAACTCCAGGTTCCTCCATCTATCTTCTCCGCTTCATCAACAATCCCATTATTGTTTGTGTCGTAAACTGTTTTTAACATATCTCCCGCGCCCAGGACTGATCGAACATTCGCAGCATTCTCGACTAAGTTAATTTTTTTACTGGTATATACCCCACCACCAGCAGCCTGAGACACTTCAATCAAGTCCGCTGTTGCCAGCGTGGTTATTTCGAGAAGTTCACTTATTTTCTTTGCCATGCTTTTTTTCCTTATTCTATAATGCGAATGTCAATCCCGTCTTCTGTCTGGCGCAAGTCTTCGTCTTCTGTTGCGCGGCAAATAATATAAAATGCATAGAATGGCGTACTCTCCCTGAACTCTCTCTTATTACTAAACACGTAGGCTATCTTTGGCTCCTTATGCCTTGGATCAGCCTGATCAACGACAGCCCGCCACGATATTCCCCTCATTTTCGATTTCTCGTTAGGCATCAATACCCCGCCTGCGCAATAAATACGTTGGCCTGCCCATTTTCCCTAGCCGGATGAACCGCGCGGGTCTCCTCAAGATGTTTCAGGATTGTGCAGACCAGTATATTATAAAGCGGCATCTATTTTTCCCATTTCTTCAAGGTTATATTCTGGACATTTAAGCCATACAATATGAATGGATGACATTTATTCTTTTTTACCATTAAAAATCCCGAGCTTTGAAAGCTGATAAGGGACGAAATACGCTCCGGCCACCATCAGCATCAAATAGCTGGTATCGATTTTAATCAAAACGGTTAGCGCCTCATTACACCAATTAGGATCGATGCGGTATAGTATAACAAGGCCAATGATAAAACAGTAATGAAACCAAAATGTGAGCATAGCAAGATATCGTCGGGCCTTGCTCTGCTCACTATTTTCAATAGTATGAGCCTTTTGCATATCAATAATAGCTTTAGCCGCCTCCATATTGATTTCGGACTTTTCCTGCTCAGTAAATACCAATTTGCCAATGCCATTAATAATTCCGTCTGTAGATTTTTCTACAATTCGTGCTCCGGTTTCTGCTGTTTTTAACGCTGAAGTAATCCCACTGAATATACCCATTGTCTATCCGTCCTCTAAAATTTATCCATCGACAGAACTTGCCGCCATTTGTTTTAAATTAATCACGGCGTTAAGATTTCCATTCCAATAATTAAGGAATGTCAAAGGTTTATTTTTATCAACTCACTGATCCCCTTTAAAAAAAACACCCATTCATAATTTTTTTATTCCTAATGCCGCCAACGCTCCACCAAGTATGCTGCCACAAAAAACCAACCCCTTATCAAACCAAAGCCTCCGCTCCAGAGAGGCAAGACGCCGGTCCAGATTATGTAGAATACGGAACAGCTCATAATCCCGCTGCTCACGGGTTAGCCCTTGCCAGGCTTCCCAGTTATTGATTATCTCAAAATTATTGGCCATAACAGATAGTTAACTTTTTTTTTATCAAGTTTGCCCCAGTTAGTACGTCATCAGAATAAAATAACCGTTTGCTGAATCATATCTCAAATCTACAAACTGACCGGCCGTCATGTCACCGGCAGTCAGAGTGGCTCCGTTTTTGCGCTTAATGGCCTTCACCCCAAGAGAATCCACATTAACCGTGGCACTCCCCGTGTTTGTAATGTTCACCCTGGCAACAATGTGCATGCCGTCTATATAAGCTGTTGGCGTGTACGTCAGGGCCGCCGTGTAGTTGGTCGCGGATCCGGCCAGATTGATAAAGTTTAACGTCTCGCGTTTTAACTTTTCCTCTCCGGGAAGCAGGGCGAACCCGGTCACAACCTCGTCAAACTTACCCTCAACGTCGGTGGCCCTGGCATTGTCGAGCGTTACTAGAGTGTTTGTGCTGTTATTATAATAATCGTTGCTCATCGGATCATGCCTCCAAGAGAATAATGTATCCTCACGCCATGTAGCGTAAATGGCTCAAGATATTGAGAGTTTGAATAATAGATAAAAGAATAATTTGTGTCAACCGTATCGAGATACGTTTGCTCTATTTCGCCGCCCGGATCACTCCATTTAAACCCACCCCATACACCGACCTCCCACTCAGTAGCCGTTTCAAGATTGTCTTTTTCGACAATGACGGAGAAAAACCGCTTTTTCCTGTCAGGGGTTCCAATCGAGTTGGGTGATGTCTTAAGATATGCAATAATCGCATCGCCATCAAAAGACGTCCCTTTCTCAAATTGATAGACCATCCCATCGTCCGAGCCGAAGAATAATACCTCGTTCCCAGAGCTGTCTTCGCCCGAGCATGTACATGTAATAGCATCCGGATATTTCAGCCGGGTAAAACCGACCACGCTGTTTCCGTTGAAGGCCAGGTTTATGCCTGTGCCGTCGGAAAAAAAGAGACGATACTGCTCTTTTGACTTGATCCGGAGAGAGGCCACAACAGCGTTTCTCTTCGCGCTGGTGAAATATGACTGTATTTTTTGCGATAGCGTGTTTGCTTTGAAATCACCAAACGCGGGCACCGCATCCATAGATGTCAGACCAACGTCATCGAGGAATATGGGCGACATCATCTTCTGGAGGCTCCACTCTATAGCCCCGAGTTCCCTTGAATATTCATCAAGTATCCAATCCGAAGCGCCGGTCCCCGAAAGTATAAATATGCCGTTCCGACTGAAAATCGCAAGGGTACCGCCGACCGTAATGGCAAACCCGGTCCCGGACTGGCCGATCCCAAGTTCGCTGGCGCCGGTTATGGCTGACCATTCGACGGGCTTCCCTGTTGAGCTATGCTGCACAGAGCCACCTGGAAACATTAAAAAGAGATGCCGTTTAAAGGCTGTAATATGTGTGGGAGCGTCCGTTATCATGCCGGTACGAATCGGGATGTAGTCGTTGCCGTTAAACTCGAACGCACGGTTCTTGCTGTCGCACCCATACATCCGGTAATAATCAGAAGAACCATAAAAGTTGTGGTTGATGAACTCGTACCGACCGTCAGGAGCCAGTGTGATGGCGGTCTTCCCCCCGTGGATTCGAACACTGCCGGCTGTGCCGATTGAATATGTCATAACCTGATTGCCGGTCCCGGTTGCCGCGACCGCTGCGAATAAGCTAAATTCCGGACTCCACGCAATGCCCCTCCAGCGATTATTCTCCGCACTGGCCTGGGATGTCCATATAACACCGTCCGGGCTGATCATAACCTGATTGCCCGTCCCAGTTGTCGCGACCGCTGCGAATAAGCCAAGTTCCGAACTCCATGCAATGGCTACCCAGTCATTATCCGCCGCACTGGCCTGGGCTGTCCAGACAATACCGTCCGGACTGGTCATAACCCGATTGCCGTTCCCGGAATTAGCGACCGCTGCGAATAAGCCAAGTTCCGGGCTCCACGCAATGGCCCCCCAGTAATTATTCGCCGCACTGGTCCGGGATGTCCAGGTAATACCGTCCGGGCTGGTCATAACCCGATTG